GGTCCATTTCAGCTGCTCGATCAGTTGCGCATCGTCGGCGGTGATCGTCATCGCCTCGTAGGTCAGCCCATCGCCGAGGACGGCCATGCGGCCGATGCTGGAGCCGGAGAAGTTTTGTTCCCACTCCTGCTTCAGCCGGGTCGCCGTCTCATCGGTGATGGTGCCGGGCGCCGTCAGCATGCCGGATGGCCGGCTCATGTTCTCGAAGAACTTGGCGCTGTTGCCCTGGATGCGGTTGCCTTGCGTCGCTGCCGCGCCGCAGGCGAAGATCGGGGAGACGCCCACCAGCGGATGGAACAGCGTCATGCCGCGGTCATGGATGATCTCGCTCGCCGGCACGGTGGCGCCGAGCGGCTTCTCGGCCAGCAGATCGGCGCCGAGCCGGTAATAGACCGATCCGTCGGGCGCGATGAGCGGCGTCACGAGCTTGGGATGCAGCACGTGCAGCTCGGTCACCATGCCGCGCGCGTCCTTGCGGATCTTGAGGACATAGGTGTTGCCGTAGATCAGCTTGGAGATGACCCAGGCCACCAGGAACTGGATCCTCGTCTGATATTCGTTGGGCTTGCGCAGCGTGGTCCAGAAGGCTGACGGCGCCGTGACCTCGTCCCAGATGCCATCGTTCTGCTGGACGAGTTTGATGCGCAGCTTCGAGATGTCAGCGGTGATGCGCGAGATGCAGGCGAAGACGGCAGCGAAAGCGAGCACCGATTCGTGCCCATCGACGACGACGCCGCGCTGCCAGGCACCGGAGAAGGTCTCGCGAAGCCAGCCCCAGCCACCGGAGGTGATGGGCATCCCCGTGCCGGCCGGGACGGCGCCCTTGGCGCGCCAGCTGATGTCCAGCCCGAAGATGCGCAGGCCCATCTAGGCCCCCGCACGCTCGCCGGATTCGCCAGCGTCGGTGGCGCCGCCTGCTTCGCCGGCGCCGGCGTCCCCGGTGCCCGCGCTGGAATTCTGCGCATCCATATCTGCGGCAGCGCCAGCGCCGCTGGGCGCGCGCGCATCGGACGTCATCAGCGCACTGGACGCCGGGGCGCGCGCGGCGCTCTCCGCCCGCGACGGCCGGCCGGGGCCGCGGCGCGGCGCCGTGGTGGTGGCCTGTGGCGCGATGGAAGGCGGCGCAGGCGCGCCAGGATCGCGCGCGACGCCGGTGCGAATCAGGTACCTGGCATCGGTCTCCGTGGCGAAAACCTCGCCGTCGGTCTCCACGTTCTGCCCATCGTGGCGGAGGGCCCGCGTCGCGAGGAGGCGTCGGGTCTGGTAGCTGTTCTGGTTCATCGGGTGATCTCCGGGTGAAGAAATGGCCGGTGGGGGCCTGAGCTCCCACCGGCCTCAGGGGCTCAGCGCCCCGGGCTCAGCCGATCAGGAGCCCCAGCGCTGCGCCTGCTCGATGTACTGGACGGCGGCCGAGCGACGCTTCGCCCAGTTGATCCAGCGGTCGCACTTCAGGCCGACCATGCCGTTCTGCCACAGGCTGACCAGTTGTTGCGCGCCGGCGCTCGGCGCGTCGTTCATCTGCACCGAGGCCTCCGTGCTCATGTCCAGCAGCATCTGGCCGTCGTCCGCCAGCAGGATCTCGTTCTGGACGAGCAGGAAGAGCTGCTGCTCACCCGGCGAGCCGCTGGAGACGATGCTGTTCGACGTGATGGCGGGCAGGCCCTTGAACATGCCGCCCTGGACGCCGAGGTCCGGGAAGGCCAGGTCTCCGAACTGCGTCCGGATCGTGCCGAGCTGGATGGCCAGGGACGGCGACATCAGCCAGATGGCCGACGCGAGCGAGAGTTCGGAGCCCGCCACCTGTTGCAGCAGGTAGGCCACGTCCTGGTCGATCGCCGCCAGCGTCGCGCCGCTGGCCTGCCGCGAGGCGACGCCGTTCGAGATCGATGCCGGCGAAACGTTCGGGACGCCGGCGTAGCTCGGATCGATGAATCGCTTGTCGAGGTAGGTCGCGATGCCCGCGGCGAGGTCGTTGCGCACCAGCGCTTCGGCCGACGGGTTGCTCATCATGACCAGTTCCTGCGTCAGCACGGCGATCGTCGAGGCCTTCGCCCAGGTGAGCGTCAGCGCGTCGAACGATGCCTTCTGGACCGGCGTCGGCAGGCCTTCACCCACGAACGTGCCCGAGGTGCCCGCCGTCTGGCGCGGAATCCGGATGTTGAACGGCACGCGGCGCAGGCCCGGCAGCCGGCCGATGATGGTCTGCGGACGGAGGAACTCGATGAACTCGCTCACCATGTTCTGCGCGTAGACCAGCGGGCCGGCCCACGTGGCGTCCGAGGTCGTGCCGGCGGCGACGGCCGCTTTCATGACGGCGTCGACGGAGCCGAGCTTGACGATCTGCTCGATGAACAGCGGCACCTCGGGCGTGGAGTCCTTCCACTGCTTGGCGATCTCGGCCGCATGCATGATGTTGCCCTTGGCGCGGCCCAGCGCGATCGCGTAGCGCGCGAAGGCGATGCCGGGCTCGACATTGCGACGCACGCTGATGACGCCGCCGCGCAGCTGGACGCCGTCGGTCTCGCGCACTTCGCGCTGCTGGCCGGCACCGGCGCCGGTGCCGGCTTCGCCGACCGGCACCGCGCGGGCGACCATGCGGGCTTCGTGATCCGTCAGGCGGGTGACGTGCTCATCGATGCTCTTGACCTCGGCGGCGAGCTCGTCGTATTCGGTCTTCTCGGCGGGGTCGAGCGTGGACCCTTCGGCGCCGCTCTTCTCCATGATGGCGTCCATGCGTTGCTCGGCGACGAGCTTCTTCGCGCGGAAGGCGGCGATTTGTTCAGCGATTTTCACGGGATTTCCTTTCGATGGTTGGTTTCCCGTGGCGCCGGGTCGTGGAGTGGCGGACCGCTGGCTGGCGGCCTGCCCGAGACGAACGACATGGCCAGCAGTGCCTGACGCGGCGCGGCGCTGTTCCATGTCGATCGACTTGATGCTGGTGATCGAGGCGTCCTGGTTGGCGGCGATCGTGACGCACGACAGCTCGAGCCAGTTCCAGGACAGGTATTTGTAGCCGTAGGTGCCCTCGATGCGCGCGGTCTCGATGGCATTGAAGCCGATCGACAGGCCGCGGACGAGCTTGGCCTTGAGCATCTGCCAGTAGGTGTCGAGCGCCTGCTTCAGCGGGCCCGGCTCGGCCTCGTTGTGGACTTCGCAGTCGACTTCGATGCTCTTTGCGGAGATTCGCGCAGCGGTGACCCAGCCGATCGGATCGCTCGAGTCATGCTGCCAAAGTAGGCACAGAGGCAATGTGTAGACCGCGCCCGTCGGGATCACGATGTCGTCCATCAGGTCGGTGGACGGGGTCGAAGCGATGCCGGTGAAGGTGCGTTTGCCGCCGTCTTCGCTGATGGCCTTGACCTCGAAGGTGGAGTAGGCGCGTTTCATGGTGATCCTGGGCAGGAGCGTCTGGCGTTGGCCAGGCGTGTGGAAAGGGTCAATAGGGGCTCCGGGCGCGGTACCTGGTGCTTCGAGTCAGAGAAAGAACGTCTGGAACTTGCGCTTGCGCGGTTTGGGGTTCATCCCCATCAGGGCAACCGAATCGAACAGGGCCATCAGGGGGTCGATCTTCGCGCGTCCCGAGCTTTGCTTCGTGATCATCACCGCGTTCCCGCGCGGCTCGCTCTTCGCGTTACCGACTGCCCATGCCATCATTCTACGTCCGCCGTGGTGGAATTCGCCAGACGCCAGCTTGCGCTCCATCGTCAGGATCGCGCCCTGGAGTTTCCAGCCCTGCGGGATGCCGATGATCCGCTCGTGCTCGATCCCGCGCGCAGTGATCGCGTCCACAATCGAGCCGATGCCGGCCTGATCAACGCCGATGTTGTCCAGAAGTCTGGAGTCTTCGCATTCCTCGACGACGTCGGCGACGCCTGTCATGTCCTCGCCGATGCTCTTGACGATTGTCAGGTCGCCGTCGGATTCGAAGTCGCGAAAGAGTGCGACGTCCGCCTTGCGGCGTTCGAACACGATCGGGTGCGCCCAGGCATGGCCCCAATGCAGCCAGTCGGCTTTTTCATCCTCGCGGCCGAGCACCGACAGGCCCAGCAGGTCGTCGAGGCCGCCGCCATCGACGCCGATCGTGATGACCTCGGAGCGCTTGAGCAGGTCCTTCAGCGTGAGGCCGGCCTTCGCGGCCTGGCGCACCCAGAAGTCGATGCCGGCCCAGCGATCGGAATGCAGCGCGATCCCCATTTCGATGTTCAGGTGCTGCGAACCCCATGCGGCGAGTTCTTCCTTCGACGTGGCCTCGGCGACCTTGTATTCCTCGACCAGGCGCGGAATCGAGATCGAACGGCCGACGTTCGGCGTCACCATGTGCCAGTGCGCTGGGTCGCGCCACTCGTCTGATCGCTGCATCTTCTCCGGGAATTCGTAGAGGATCGGAAGCATGGCGCCATCCCGCGTGCCATCGCGGATCGCGCGCGCCTTCTGGAGCTCGGAATGGAAGACCCCCGTCGGGGGTTCCTCGCTCTGCGTCGTGATGAACGCGAGGAAGGCCTCCGGGAAAGGCAGCATGCCGCCGCGGAGCTGGCGGATGGCGCTGGCCGACTTCGCCATCTTGCCTACGACATGCAGCTCATCGATCAGTGCGCCGGCGACCTTCTGGCCGGTCAGGATGCCGGGATCGAAGGTCATGATCTCGAGCTCGGCCTTCGTCTGACGATGGACGATGGTCTTTTTGTGGTCCCGCACCCAGAGTTTTTTCTCCAGCACCGGGTCTAGCGCGATCGCACCGGAGACCGCCGCGAAAGCGAGCTCGGCTACATCCTGGTAGGGCGCCGTCATGATGAAGGCGCCGCGCGGTCGCCGGTTCAGCAGAAGCGCGACCAGCATCATGAGCGCGCCATAGGTCGTCTTCGCGGACTTTTTTGGCGTCAGCAGGAACAGTTCGCGGATCGCCCGGATGCCCGTGGCTTGGTCGAGCGATCCGAAGAGCGCCCGAACGATATCGCGGAACCAGTCGCCGCCGGCGTCCTCCATCGTCGGCGTTCCCTGCACATCGGCGAGCCGAAGCCGATTGAACACGGCGACCGCGCGATTGCCTTCGATCAGATCCAGCGGCACATCCGGAACCAGGCCGCGGCCCTCGCGCAGCCTTTCTTCCCAGTCCGGACAGCTGAGATCCAGGCTCACTGCAGCAGGCCTTCCCAGCCCGTCCCCTTGCTCGCGTCGACGGCGTCGCGGTTCGCCTGATCTTTCTTGCCCAGCGGCTCTTCCTTCGCGGGCGCAGGAGCCGGCGGCGGCAGCGGCGGCGCGGCGGATGCCGGCTCAAGCAGCATATAGGCCTTGGCGGCGGCGACGTTGCCCCTCTTGGCCGCCGCGTGCATCGCGCGGATCACCTCGAGGCGCTTCGCATGCGCGCCGGTTGAGAGTTCGATCTCGAAGTGCTTGTGGAGGGTCTCGCGCGTGATCCCGAGACCCATCGCGATCTCGTTCAGCGCCATTCCGCCACCGGCGGCGATCGCGACGGTCGCGCGCTGGTGAGCCGTTGGCTTGAAGGGGGGACGACCGCGTCCGCGTTTTTCCATGATCAACCGATCGAATTTTTCGACGCCAAACCGTTTTTAGGCCAGAAATCTCAGCCGACGGGAAAAAAAACCTCCGCGTGAG